TTACCAATAGCACCATATGCGCTGTTAAGAGAAATCTTCTTCGCCATTTGGATGTTGTTGTATCGGGCAATGTCTTTAAGTAGAGACTTTTCCCCAGTGTTTTCATACTCTTGTTGAGCGTCGAGCATAAGTCTTTTATATTTGACACGATCATTATACATGCCCTCCATTAGTTCTGGTAAAAACCCACGTTTGTCTTTGCGAAAGAATGCACCGTTGGGCGTCATGCAATACTCTGTGTCGTTCTTTACCTTGCCTGCCAACATCTTATCAACCATACCCTCAACAAGTTTAGCGTCCTTGTTTACTAGTGTCTCAGGTGAGATGTTGTACTGCATGATAAGATGAGGATACAGAGAGTTCAAGTCAAACGACATAACCCACTTGTGCATACCCACCTGTGGGTCTTTCACATAAGCACCTTCGAACTTCTCTACCTTCTTGTGTTCTTTTTTCTGTGGAATCACAAGGTTTCTTTCGCGCAGATAGTTGTAGATAAGGATATCCCAATACCGCACAGTGCCAAGCACATCAGTAAAATTAACCTTTGCCTCATATGCCATCGTCAATGCAAGTTCAATCAGCTTCATCTTGTCTTCAAGACGGTCAACAATCTCCACATCTTGAATGTTGTATTCGATGAACGACTGATAATCCTTAGTGTACCACTCACGAAATGTTTCGAAGGGATTACCGTCCTTGCGTTCACCTAGTTCGACAAACGCAATGTGGTCCAGACGATAGGACTCCTGATTGGTGTATGTAAACTTACGATACAGATCAAAGTAGTCCAATGCAGCGATGCCATCTAGAGTATAGACTTGATGAGTACGGCCCATCTGATATACATCACGCGCAAATACATTTCTCCACGGCGACAGACGTTTGACCTCTTCTTCATCGAATACGTTACGAATACGATTGCAGAGATAAGGAATATCAAAGAACTCTGTATTCCAGCCAGTGATAATATCAGGTGTGTGCCGTTCCCAAAATGTTAGAAACTCTTTCAACAGATGCACTTCACTTTCACACTGCACATAGGTTACATCATCACGGTCTGTTACGAACTCACCAATGCCCCAGACAACGATGCGTTTGGTCTGGTGATTCTTGATAGTGATGGACAGCATAGGTTCTGCTGCATCTTCTGGTTTAGGGAAACCGTTCTCACACTCCACCTCAATATCGATGGTGACCATGAGCATCTGGTCCAAATCCCAATCGACCTGATTAGGATATTCATCAGCAATCCAGCAATAGGGATACTGTGTGTTACCAAACATAATGTCTTTTTGGTTCTCACGATCAGACACCCACTGTTTGGCTTCTTTGATCGAATCAAAATGGTGTGGTTTTACACTCTGACCATCCAGAGTTTTATAGCCAGTCTCCTCACGGGTATTGACCAGATCGAACAGCGTAGGTTCATACTTAACTCTGCGAGTTGTGCGTTCTCCATTCCTGACCTCACGGACAAGAATAGAGTTACCGTATTGCAATACGTTTGTGTAAAAGTTCATATAAAGACTATATCAGGTTTCAGTAGATTTGTCAAGGGTCCAATTGTCACGATTCATATACATCTTCAAAATTTCTTTAGTGATGCTACGATCCTTACCTTTGATTAGTGGTTTTGCAGCAGACTTCGAAAGTACTGCTTCAATACCCATCAAGCCGGGAGTAGAATTAACTTCGATAAAATAGGGACTTTCTTTATCCCTATTCTTTGCGGGAATAAAATCAACACCAACAACCTGACCTTGAACTGATTCTGCTGCCCGTAAAGACTCTTGTGCTTCACGTTCTGTCAATTCATGAGATACTGGTTCTGATCCTTGGGAGACGTTACTTCTGAAATCATCTCCAACGACAGGTCTTTTAATTGCACCCAGAATCTCACCAGCTGCAATAATAACACGAACATCATAGTCTGTCTTTATATATTCTTGAAGAAGAACATCGACAAACTCATCTTCCCTATGAAGCAATTGAATAACACTGTGAAGTGCTTTTAGACTTTCAATCCAGATAACACCAACACCCCGTGACCCAACAGCGGTCTTGAGAATCATTGGGAACTTATTACCCAATCTTTCTGCTGCATCCTCAGCACCTTCTGAATGACGAACTAGGACTGTGTTTGGTGTACGAATATCATTTTGCTGAAACACAATCTGGTTGTACCATTTATCATTGCAAATATCATGACATATAACAGGATTGATAAGAGTGTAACCCTGACTCTCCAGATTGAGACAAGCAACTCGCCAAGACAGATTACCTGTCTTAACCGTTGAACCAATACCTCTAGCCATCACCAATGTATTCTCAGGATTTATGCGAAATGGTTTATCATACTCAGCATCATCTTTCATACCGGGCAGTTCTACCTTACCATCATCATCCACAGGGAAAGAGTATACCAATTGGTCCTTACCCTTGTCTTCCATGTACATTCCAGAAAACTCAGCAAGGTACACTTCAATACCCAACTCAGATGCTTTCTTGCGAACCATTGGTCCAGTTTCATTTGGATCAAACGGGTCATCATGTGACAGAATCAATAACTTGTATGGTTCTTCTTTTGCCTCAGTGATGAATGACTTGAACTTTTCCATTAGACTTCTTTTTTCTTCCCAATGTTATATTTGGTTTCTAGTGTCCAATCACCCTTCTCAGAATATGACAATACCTTAATCTGACTAAGAGGTGCCATCTCACCAAGTTCACCGATAATATTGATTAGGCCCCAATCCTTCAACAAATTTGAAATCGTATTCCTACGAGAAATATCATTGATTGTCAGGTTTGTATTCTTACCATCAAGAGCAAATAGTTCCTTGAAATGAACAATGAAATACCTACCCTGTTTGTGTAGAATATGACATGACTGATATAGTTTCTTTTCTTTACGGGAAGCAACGCCAATTCGTGATAGTGTCTCACGAACTTTAAGAAAGTCATCAGGTTCTTTCAACCCGACTTCTAGCATCATCTCCTGTGTCCAATTAATCTCTTCCATTTTTCCCACCTTTATATAATCTTCTTTTTATGGTGGCGAGTTGATCCTCAGACAATACATCAAGAGCGGCCTTAGCCTTTGCATTACTATATCCATAGAACTCTTTAACATACTCTAGATTCTCTAATTTCGTCGCCTTCAACCACGGGGTAAATCTTTTCCTTGGCCTCAGACTATTTAGTAAAAAGTCAAACTGCATCTTCTTATCAACATTTGGTAGTTGATTAATCTCATTTACCAACATGATGGTATCAGCAAATGGTGCAACGCACTTGTTGACAATGAACGGGGGATACTTTCGTTCCCATTCTTCATCATCACCGTCCATCAAAGGTTCTTTTGTCTGATTGACAGCCTTGAGATATTCTTTTAACTCATACATTACGATTGCACTTAAATACGATTACACTCCTCAACTCATAACACTCACGGGTCACGGGCATGGCCATGTGTTGTAGGTGAGCATCAAACATAACAAGACTATTACCAACATAAGGAATAAGTTCACCATTAATGTAAGTTCCGCCACCCCACTCAGGTTTCCAATCCATTCGTGGATAGTAGATCATCGTGAAGTCGCCATCGTCAGTATGCAGAACAGGTTCAATTCCATGTGTATGTGCATTTAAATAGATGCGTTCATAACCTGTAATATTAAAGTTCTTTTTAAATTCATACTTGTACATCGCAGCGGTCCAGATAGGCATCACCCACTCAAAACCATTTGTAATTATTTGTTGTCCGTTTTTTCCACAAAGACGATGCCAATGAGTACTGGGATGTGCGTTTTTTCTTTTACCGTCTTTTCCCTTACCCCTAGAGTGATACTCATATCTCCAATGAACCTTTCTAATTTCTGAAGCAATCAATTCTGCAACATGGTCTTCTACCACACCATCATGTAACATTATCATTATTTTTCTCCTTCCATAATCTTTGCTCGTCTGAGTTTGCATAAGCAAGATCAGCAAGATCGTTTCTGAGAGGACCATTTTCAAGTTTCATAATTGCAGACCTTCTATCTTTAGGAAGCATACAAAATTCATAAACAAGAGTTTCTGCCCACTCACCAATCAGTTTTTTAATTTTATCTCTCTCATCAAGGGAGACTGTCTTATTTTTGTAAAATGATGTTCCATAAATTGAATGAAACAAACCAGCTTTACACAAATCATCAGACGCGCCTCTTTCCGATAAAATCGCACTGACAGAAACTAAATGATGCAAAAGATTCCTAGTACCCTTACTGTGTTTTTTCTTTTCACACCCAACTTCTTTTAGGTATTCTATCAGAGGAAGAAACATTTTTCTAAATTCCTCATCGTCATCTGATTGTTCCGTAAGAATTACCTTCGTATCGGTCATTTGAACTTTGCCCTTCCCATAATCTCAGTCAAACAAGCCAACATGTTTATTTCCAGATCAGCAACAAACGCTGCCTTATACTGGTACTCAGCAATTGCCACAACCACATGAGGAATGCTGCTAGGCTCAACATAATCATATAGATTATCGTAAACAGCACGAAACAACTTGTCAGAATCATTATCCAGACTATCGACAACCCATTTACGAACATTGGTGAACTCCTTGTTTTTCATCATAACCATCAGGTCTTTGACGTTCTTATCACCAAGATTTACCAGAATACCAGCGTCAATCTCACCAGACACAGAATACCGTTGCAGTTCATTCAGAACTTTACGCCAGTCTGGAAAGTGAGTATTTATGAGTTGTACAATAACCTTTTCATTGTACTTGATTTCATTCTTATCAAGGATTTGTAGAACCCTGTTGAAGAAACTTTGTGCAAGTTTAGGTTTCTCTGCACTAGGAATTACAAAGTCAATTACACTGCACCGCGATTGCAGAGCAGGAATAATACGGTTCTTGTAATTACATGTCAGAATGAATCCACAGTTCTTGTGAAACTCCTCAATGAAACCACGAAGAGCTGGTTGTGTAGACTGTGGATTTAGATAGTCTGCCTCATCAAGAATGAGGTACTTCTTACCACCTTCAAGCGACACAGTGGACGCAAAGTTCTTTATCTTGGTTCTGAGAACGTCAATACCTGACTCCTCAGAACCGTTGATAAACATGTAGGTAGCACCAATCTGTTCCAGCATGGCCTTTGCAGCAGTTGTCTTACCAACGCCCGGACCACCTGATAAAATCAGATTGGGTAATGTCTCTTTGTCAACAAAAGACTGCAAAGAGGTTTTTAGAGTCTTAGGGAGTACGCATGACTCTATGTCCCGTGGCCGATATTCTTCGACCCACAAAAATTGATCCATAATATAAATTCCTCAAGTTAGCCATTGTACGAAGATTCGGGTTCCAGTGCAATCCAATACTGCACACCAAGTTTAGTGTTAGTAAAGTGACTAATCTTTTTAGAGGATACTTCAACGTCATATGCACCGGGAATAAGTTTTAGGTTTTCAACCTTGAACCAGAACTTATAGTCTGCATCTGCACCACCATTGTCATCCATTGAATCAATCATTGTTTCATATGCATTTGCAGTGCTGTTCTTTTTGTCAGT